CCCCCTTATGATGGCCCTTGCGCGGAGGATTGCGAAATATGCGGCGGCGTGGGCCATGTGCGCCAAGACCTACCAGTCGGCCACCCGGATTACGGAAAACTTACCCGCTGCCCCAATACCCCGGTATCAAAACTAGCTGCGCCATCTAACGGCCTTCACTCCATGGATGCGTATCTAAAATTTGACGATCTCAAAAAGATTAACGGTATCACCGAAGCAATCCGGGACATCGAAACCACCATACAGAGGGGGTGGGGGTGGGTTTACATTCATGGATCATACGGCGACGGGAAAACCCAACTACTAAAAACTGCTACGGCCATTTATGTGCGCCAACACAAGTCGGCCATCTATACCACTATGGCCGATATTTTAGAACACTTGCGCGGCGCTTATGATACCAATGACCCTAACTACGAAAGCCAGGCGCGCCTAAATAGATTGGCCGATGTCGATCTACTTTGCATTGACGAAATCGACCGCATAAGGAATACCGAGTATGCCGAAGAAAAGCGCTTTACTTTGCTGGATAGAAGGTATGAGAGCGCAATCCGCACAAACTCAATTACCATTATGACATCAAATCAACCGCCCTCCGTTTTACCTGGAGCGATCCACGACCGACTAAGAACAGCGGCGTTTTTTACTATCCAGTTGGGCGAAAAGTCGTACAGGCCCGCAATGGATCATAAGCACATCGCTACAATGAGGAGACCACAGAAATGAAGCTAACAATACGTGACGCACAAAGACTAAGGGCCGAGGCCGAAAGAACGGCTGACTACTCCAAGCACATCAAGGCCGCTTTAGTATTCCAGGCTCTTGGCATGATTGCCGCCGCCAAGCGTTGCAGGGATAGGGCGGGTCATTACGCATAGATATAAACCGTACTTGACAACATACCAGGAGCATAGTATCATCTAGTTGCCTATCAATCTTAGACCTGGAGGTCGTGAAATGAACAAAGAAGAAATAAATAAACAAATCGAAGAATTGAAAGACGTCATTCGGTCGGTAGAATGGGTCGATATGCGAGTAGGGCCAAGATATTGCCCTATGTGCTTCCGTCGCGAAGTTGACGGTCACAATCCAGACTGTCGATTAGCTAAGGCGTTATACGGGGATCAAGAATGAAAAACTTACTTGACTCTTTGGTTTTCGAGCTACATGCCGACGCTCGAAAATTTGCGCAATATAACTGTTGTGCTATTTGCTTTGCGGGCTGGAATGTCCTGGGGCGCAACGGGGCGAAAGGGCCTTACTATTTAGTTTGTAGATCATGTGACTGTGAAGCAAACGAATTTAATTCAACCACCAAGGCCAAGGCGGAGAGGGCCAAGACTGACCGCTCTTTCGCTGCGTCATCATTGCGGCCTGTTCGCAAGTTGACCAAGGCTGAGGCGAAGCAAGGAATCAGAGATTTAGGATATTAGTTTCGATAGCCGTAATTATCGAAATCATAGAAAGGAAAATGAGAAATGACCGAAGAAAAAACAAAAGCATTAGCCCACCCGCAGGGATTGCGCGAAGTCTTACGGATGCCGTCAGTAATAGAAAGATTTGCCGATATCCGAGGTAGCAAAGAATTTGCGCAAGAGTATTTAGCTTCCCTTTTGTCGGTTGCTAACCAGTCAAAAGGATTGCTGAATTGCTCCCATAGCTCAGTGTTGACCGCAGCGGCAAAGGCTGCCGTCTTGCGGTTGCCAATAGAACCCGCTTTAGGGTATGCCTATATCGTTCCCTACAAAAGGGAGGCTACCTTTATTCTTGGATATAAGGGCATGATTCAGTTGGCAATACGTACCGGATCCTACAAGACGATCAACACCAGCGCGCTATATAATGGCGAGGACGTTGTAACTAACCGAATGAGCGGATTATTCGAGATCGTCGGCGACCAGATCACCGATGAGGAAATCGGATATTTTGCCATGTTTGAGCTAAAATCAGGGTTTCAAAAAGCGTTTTATATGGACAGGGAATCGGTTATTCGTCATGCCGTTAGATACTCTCCGGCATATCGTGAGGGTGGCCCCGTCAGTGGTTCGGCCTGGGAAACGAATTTTAAGCAAATGGCCGAAAAGACCGTTTTGCGTCACCTGTTAAGCAAATACGGATTATTCTCAATTCAGTACATGGACGCCGAAAGCGCGCCGTCTGACGTCAACCCCTCTTTGGGGGGCGGAATGGATATACCGGACTTTGGCGACGTATTCGAGGGTGAGGCCTCCGATATCCCCGACGAGCCGGAGGACTTCGACTCCCTGGGTGAGTGGTGGACGCCTATTCTTGAGGCCAATTTAGCCAGGGATAAAAAGCACGCCGAAAACCGACTTAAGTTATCCGAACTGTCGTTCAAGTCGGCTGATGAAATCCTGGCATGGTTCCGCCGTTACCAGGGCTGGAAGGATGTCAAGCCCGGTAATACAAAATCTACCACCATCGCAAAGCTGGCCGACTCTGGAGAAATCCCCCAATGATCGCCGACCAGAAAGTCGAAGCCGTAAAAATGATATTAAGAGACCCGTTCGCGGGTCTCTTACCCAACCGCACCGAGCAGGTAGCCCGCCTCATTGCGGATGGGTATGTTACCAGTGAGATAGCCGACCGCCTTGGGATTGCTATTTCCACCGTCAAGGCGCACCGCACAATTATCAAGAACAAAATAGGTATCGAGCCGCGCCTTTGTGGTGAGTATGTATTCCGGCGCATAAGCGAGGCGGTCAATGAATAAGACCACAGTGTATGGTTCCACAATCTACGAAACCGACCATTACCGGGTGATTGCCACGGCAGGAGGCACTTACCTGATTGAAGAAAAGCCGACCGGGATACAAGTCAGCCACAAGAATAGCGCGCAACTGGCAACCGATGTTGTAGATGTGCTGGAGGCAACTATAGAAGTATTCCCGATTGACTTTATGACGAAAACCGATTTTGATCCTTTCGGGTATGTAGTGTTTTAGGAGAATATGAAATGAAAATCGATAAACCAGACATCAATAAAGTATTGCGCCTGATGAAATTGAAAAAACAGGTAAAGGATATTTATGAGGAAATCGACGGTATCGTCGAAGATTGGGTCAATAAATATTGCGTTCGGGATAGTGAGCTAACGTCCCGCTTTGATTATGCCCTGGGAGAACATGAAATATTATTTTTAGAGGGTGACATATTGAAGTTTGCAGAGGAATTGACCGCTGACGGCAAGCATTACCTGAAATTGGTTTTATCCGACAATCTAGCAAAATTCGCAGATGATGGGAAACTGTTTACCACGACATCGGTAAAAATGTTCGACTGCGAAACCGGAATGCTAAAGAACAAGCCCGCATCTCTAAAGGGCGGTGAGTGATGGCTACAAATTCTAGTATTAGCTGGTGTCACGATACTATAAACCCGTGGATTGGATGCCAGAAGATTGCCACGGGTTGCAAGAATTGTTACGCAGCAAACACGCCTCCGGCCAAGTTTGCGCGCTCTAAAAATGTAGAGACGTTTGGACCCGCTGACACAACGAGCCGCAAAAGATTCAAGCATTGGGAGAAAAAACTAAGGAGTTTCGAGCGCATGGCAAAGAAAGCGGGCGAAAGGTATCAAATCGTTTTCAACGGTTCGACCTGTGACATTTTCGAGGATAACCCTCAAGTCGATGATTGGCGCGATGAATATCTCAATCTATTGCCGGAGTACACCTTCAATTTGATTCAATTGCTTCTCACCAAGCGGCCCGGCAATGTCGCCCGCAATGTGCCCGTTGATTGGCTAAGAGATTGGCCGGAAGGGATAGCAATAGGGACCAGTGTATCAGTCCAGGAGGACGTAGATAAGAACATCCCCGAACTATTGAAGGTGCCGGCATGGTTTCATTTTCTGAGCATTGAACCCATGTTGGAGCCTTTGAGAATCGCTAAATATCTATCGCCTATGATCCAGGAACACAACACAATAAAATGGGTTATTGTTGGCGGCGAAAGTGGAAAGAAACATAGGCCGTTTGATGTGGCTTGGGCCAGGGACATTCTCAGAGTTTGTAAGGATTTCAATGTCCCATTTTTTGCCAAGCAATTAGGCGGCCACCCCAACAAACGGGAAAGCCTAAGTGATTTCCCTTATGATTTGCGGGTTCGGCTATTCCCGCCGGAGTTTGAAGTTGATGGCAGTCAGCCGCCGATATACCTATAGAGAGGTGACAAGATGACCGGATTGCTGATTTACATAATACTATTGATTGTTGCCTTGTCTTTGTGGATCGTTGGCGTATTGGCGGATAAGGCGTAGAAATCTATGGTATAAATAGCTTACGACTACTCCTTTACTCCTTCTTCTCCTCCTATTTAGACAAATCCGCGGTATTCCAGCAGCCCCGCGGATTTGTCGCGTCATTTGACAAAATCCCAAAAATGTATAAAATGCGAATATGGAAACCTTCACCCATACCATAAACGCTGATACTTTCAAATCCTATTGTGAGCGAGCCGGGCAGCCTTTCTCCGCCCGTAACCTTGCGAAAATATCCGGCTTGTCATACCCCACCGTATTAAATTCAATCAATGGAAAATCGCCGCCCCGATTTGAAACGGCGATTACTTTATTGTTATCTCTTGGCGTGACCGTCGAAGAAATCAACGCTATGCCCTTGGGCGACCTGCTGCCTATCGAGGTGGCTGAGTGACCGAAAAAACAGAGTTCGACGACCTCACGCCAGAGGAATGGTTAGCTCTCGATTATGATCGCAAGCTAAAGTTATTGGATTTGGTTACAGGTCGCATATTCAGTTTGCGGCTAAAGATGGCTCCGCTTTCAGGTCAACTGGCAGAACTAAAAGCAGAGTTCACGGTATTGAAGGAAACAAAAAGCGCCCTCCAGTCGTCTATCAAGGCTGAGGGCGGTTAACATATTGACACCATAAAAAAGGTACATATGTCAAAGAATGGTAACGGAGTAAACGCACAGGATATAATTGATGCTATTGTCGATGGCCAGGGTTACGCGTCTAAGGCTTCCGAGAATTTGGGCGTGTCCCGTACAACCTTTTACAAGTATCTTGATAAATACGCAACGGCAAAACAGGCGCTTGAAGATGAGCGCGAGAAGCGTCACGATAAAGTAGAGCTAAAGCTAATGGACAGGATCGAGAAAAACGACACCACCGCCATCATCTTCTATCTCAAGACACAATGCAAATCGCGCGGCTACATCGAGCGCCAGGAGATAGCAGGCGTCAAAGATCAGCCTATCACAATAGTTAATTGGGATGAAAACCAAGAAGATACAGATTAATGCTTCTCCTCATCCAGGACAAAAGGCGGTTCACGAAAACCCGGCAAGGTTCAAGGTTCTAGCCGCGGGCCGTAGGTGGGGCAAAACCCGGCTCGGCGTCAATGAATGCTTGGGAGTTGCAGCCGCTGGAGGCCGGGCCTGGTGGGTTGCGCCTACTTATAAAATGGCCGCCGTAGGATGGAGACCACTTCACAGAATGGGAATACAGATAGGAGCGGAAGTTAGACGAGTAGATCGCCAAATAATGCTGCCAAACGGCGGAGAGGTTACGGTGAGATCGGCTGATAATCCAGATACACTCCGCGGAGAAGGTCTGGACTTTGCGGTACTTGATGAGTGTGCATTTATTTCGGAGTCGGCCTGGACGGAGGCAATACGCCCCGCCCTATCAGATCGCAAGGGTAAGGCAATGTTTATATCCACCCCCAAGGGCAGAAACTGGTTTTTTCGTCTTTACCAGCATGGGCAAACTGGAGATCCGGCTTGGCAATCCTGGAAACTACCAACAGAATACAACCCCCATATAGACAAAGAAGAAATAGAAGCGGCGCGGCAATCGCTACCTGAAATGATATTTCGGCAAGAATATTTGGCCCAATTTCTGGAGAACGAAGGTGCTGTATTTAGAAATATATCCAATTGCATGGACGCTGATAAAAAAGCCACGATTGAGCATCACACGGATTACGACGAAAGAGGGGAAATCATAAGGTATCACAACCTAATGGCGGGGATCGATTGGGGAAAGCAAAACGACTTCACAGTCATTTCAATCGGTTGCGCAGACTGCAATGTCGAAGTAGCAAGAGATCGGTTCAACCAAATCGATTATTCCTTTCAACGCAAGCGCATAATGTCTTTGCTGGATGAGTGGAAAGTAAACACAGGACTAGCAGAAACTAACGCCATGGGCGATCCGATACTTGAACAACTCCAGGCCGATGGTGCGCCGCTCGAAGGATTTCAAACGACCGCGCAAACAAAGCCGCAACTTATAGAGAATTTGGCCCTTGCGCTCGAGCGCGAAGAATGGCAATTCCAGGAAGACCCGATATGGACAGGCGAGCTAGAGGCATACGAGCGCAAGATATCAGCCACGACCGGGAGATCATCCTATTCGGCCCCGGAAGGGCTGCATGACGACACCGTTATAGCGCGGGCGCTGATGGTGATGAGCGGCACGTATGGCTATCATGGTATATATGTGTAGGTGAAATATGATTAGACGATTCTTTGACAGGATACTAAACCGCAAGGCATTGGCAGAACTGACTCCAGCCTGGAAAGTGGGAATGCCCCAATACCCCGAAGTAAGTTTTGATAGCATGATCCGTTTGGGCTATCGGAAAAATGAACTGATATTTGCCTGCATCGATGCCAAGGCCAGGACTGCCAGCCAGGTATCAAACCGTGTAGTTGACGACGATGGCAAGGTGATAGATGGGCATCCATATAATGATCTAATCAAGAACCCCAACCCTGACATGACGGAGTCCGACTTTTGGGCAAGCGTGATTATTTATCAGGATACCGCGGGAGTGGCTTACTACGAGAAAGAGCGTAACAACGGAGGCGATGTTATACGGCTATGGCCTTTGCGCCCCGATTGGGTGCGGCCCGTCCCTGGTCGTGATACCCCAATTGCCTATTACGAATACCGACCAGACGGCGAAACATCACCCAAACAAATCGCCGTTGAGGATGTTGTAGCGCTAAAAATATTTGATCCTCTAAATATGTATAACTCGTATCCGCCCGTTGCCGTTGCTTCCCGTGTGGGCGATGTAGATAACGCTATGACCGACTTCCTAAACAAGTTCATGCAAGAGGGCGGCATACCACCAGGAATAATCAAGACCAAGAAAAAATTACGCAGCGAAAACGAGGCCGAGAATATCAGTCGCAGATTTTCGGCCCGGTATGGCGGTCATCGCAAGTGGAACAAAGGCCCGGCGGTATTTGACGCTGACGCCGATTGGCAGAAAGCAGGCTTTGACTTCCAGGAAATGGGCTTCGAAGCTCTGGACGCCAGGAACGAGGCCCGTATATGTATGGTGTTGCGCGTTCCACCTATCATCATTGCTGCCAAGATTGGATTGGATCGATCCACATATAGCAATTTCGAGACGGCCCGGCGTCAGTGGTGGGAGGATGTACTAATCCCCATCTATAAAAACCACAACGATGGCATAGGTTCTCAATTGCTTGTAGACTTTGCGAGCGATGGCGAAAGCCTACGCGCCGCATGGAATTTTTCCGGCGTGCCAGCACTAAACGAGAATGTAAACGACCGCTGGAAGCGCGCCAATGATGCCTGGAACACCGGGGCAATTACGCGAAATGAGTTTTACCGCGAGACCGGGCAGGAAGAAAAAGGTCCCGCTGGCGATGTGTATAAGATGCCTTTCGCGTCTGTCGAAGTTCCTGCCAATCAATCTAAGGCTATGGAAACTAAGCAGGTGCCCGGAGAAGATGAGCGGGTGGAACTTGAAGGCGAATTTTCTGATGCCATTGGCGACTATTACACCGAAATGAGAAAAGATGTCGAGAAACGAATTGCCGAACGATACGGATAACACAGAACAAAAGTTCATGGAAATATTCGGCCTGGACTTTTGGCGCGAGTGGGCACAAAAATTATTTGATGTCATTTCGCCTTTCTTGGTTGCTGGAATGCTGAACGGCGGCGAGCTTGGCAAATCCCAATTAGTCGATATTGGATTGACGGTAGATACCGCCTGGGACTTGACCAATGAGCAGGCCGCGGCCTGGGTATCTAACTATGGTTTTGGACTGGTTAGCGGGATCACCGACACTAGCCGCAATTATTTACAAGACACTATTGGCAATTGGATACAATCAGGCGAGCCATTGCCTGAGTTGATAGAACAAATCAATGCGTCAGGCATGTTTGGGCCTGTGCGTTCCGAAATGATAGCGGTGACAGAAACGACCAGAGCATACGCTGAGGGAAATTTGCAGTATTGGGCCAACACCGAAAAGGTAAAGAGTAAGAAATGGTTAACAGCGGTAGATGATCTGGTTTGTCCGATATGCCAACCGCTTCACCTGGAAGTTGTCCCCATGGACGCTAATTTTAGCAGCGGTGATTATTCACCCCCATCTCATGTACGTTGTAGATGCAGCCTGCAACCCGTATTGAGTGTGGAAGAATGATAGAGATGAAATTTGTCGATGTTAATAGATGCCCAGTATGTGGTCACGATGAAACGCCGGGTATGTCCGACAATCTGGTCAAGTGCCTTGAGGGTGAGATTTACGTCACCTATAACCTATGCTTGCAATGTGGGCTAATGTTCCAGGCACAAACGCTGGAAAACTGGCTTGAGTATTACAAGCACGATTACCGGGCCAATCTTAATAATGGAAACGGCGGGGTGACAGAGAAACAAATAAGAATACAGAACGCCCGTGCTGTTGCTCTTGTGAGCGCCTTTGACCTTGACGGCTATACCAATGTGCTTGATATCGGGAGTTCAACGGGTGCATTGTTGGGTGTGCTTCGAAGCATGGGCGTATACGTTACGGGCGTCGAGCCTGGGATCAAATATAGGGACTTTCAGCGCGAGCGTGGTGTACCATGCTATGACACCATTGACGATATCACCGTGGGTAGCCAGTTCGATCTAATCACAATGATTCATTCGCTGGAACATTTCGCCGATCCTGCGGGAATGCTGAAGAAAGTACGGAAGTACGCCCACAACGACACCAGGCTGATGATAGACGTTCCCAACTATCAAGAGAGCCAATCAGCGCTTGGTTTTGCCCATCCCGTTGCTTTTGACCCCGATAGCCTATTGAATTGTTGCTGCATGGCCGGGTGGAATGTACAGAAAATGCACGGCTGGAGCGGCAATACAGATACTATTCAATTCCTGATGGTAGAACTAACGCCGGGCGATATGTGCATGGTTTTGCCGGAACCGATCGACTACTATGAGCGCAAGCAGATAATAGTCGATTTATTTAACCTGGAGGTGTCATGCTGCAAGTAAAGGGCCTGGGCAGAATATTAGATCGCTTTAGGCACATAAAGAATAATACAAGCGAAGTGCTTGAGGAGAGCATGGAGGAGGCCGTTTTATTCGTTCATTCTCAGGTTCCGCCCTATCCCCCCCCACCAGAGGGAAGCACGTACCGGCGTACTATGACATTGGGACGCAGCATTACCACAATGAAAGGCAAAAGCCCGACCGCAGAAAGCCGGGTAGAGGTCAAATCGTTGGGCGTGGTGCTTGGATATATTGGCACAAATGTAAAATACGCCCCTTATGTGATTAGCCGAGAAGATCAGGCGAGAACACATAAAGGCCGCTGGTACACCCTGGAAAGCGTTGTAGAAAAGGCCAAGGGTGGAATCAATAAGATATTTCGTAAGAATATCAGGAATTTACTAAAAGGAAAATAGACTATAAGTTTGACACATTTATAAAATTGTGTATAAATAGATTGGATGTACCGACATCTGATTACAGGAGTCACAACATGAGCAAGACTGAATTGCATTACAAATCATTTGTAGCAGAGAACAAAATCACCGACGATAGAACCGTCACCGGCATTACCGCTGTATTCGGAAACATCGACTCGGTTGGTGACATTCTTCACCCTGGCGCATTTGTTAAGACCATCCAGGAGGGAGGTAAGCGCGCCAAGCACCTATGGCAGCATGACACTTTTGAGCCGCCAATAGCGACTATTCTATCGTTGCGTGAAGTGGATCAGCTAGAACTGCCCGAAGCTATCAAACAGGCTTACCCCGAAGCAACGGGCGGATTGGAAGTAACCCGCAAGTACCTTGAAACTATCCGCGGCGAGGAAATATTACTTGGTATCAAAGAAAACGCAATTACCGAAATGTCGTTCGGCTTTAATATCATACGCTCTGATTTCTCAGAAATCGAGGATATGACGGTGCGTAACTTGCGCGAAGTCAGATTATGGGATACAAGCGACGTGCTATGGGGGGCTAATGCGGCGACGGTGGCCCAAAAATCGGCTATCGATTTCAAATTCAATCAAATCAACGATTTAATCAATTCGATCATGTCAGACCTTGAAGGGGTTGACAATCAATACGATTACCTAATGCAGAAAGCGCAGGACATAGATATCGATGATCTTGCGATTAAGTTAAGTTGGCTGCAAGAAACAATTGAAGCCGAGCCGATAGAGGAAGTCACGCCTCTGCCACTCACCTCAACAATGCTTGCTAAACTAGAACTCGCCCAGCGCGAGTTACAACACTTAGGAGTATAAACAATGTCCGACAATGTAAAAAAGCTGAAAGCATTGGCGGCAGATTCAATTGCCAAGGCTAAGGCTATCAAAGATAGCTACGAAGTAGGCCAAAATATGAGCCAGGAGGATCACGACGCTTTCAACGGGTTTATGAAGCGTTACGATGAGCTTTTGGTTCAGATTGAAGCCGAAGAAAAAATGAGTAAAGCTGATGAGTATCTAAAGGCCCCCGCGGGCACTCAGGCAGCACATTTGGGATGGCGCGAGTCGGCCCCCGATGAGGGAAACGTCCCGGTTGATGGTAAATCGTGGCGTGAAGTTGACTACAAGGTCTTCGTTCCTGGTCGTGGCATGGAAACTCGATCATTGCGATTCAATGTTCCTATTGCAGTGGAAAAGAAAGACTATGGTAACGCTTTCGAGGCGTATTTGCGTAAGGGTCGTGCTAATGTAGGCCCCGAAGATTACAAAACGCTTCAAGAGGCGACCGACCCGTCTGGCGGCTATCTTGTCCCGGCTGACTACCATGAGGAGCTAATCAAGAAAGTTGCTGCCATGGCTACGGTACGCCAAAACGCCCGCGTTGCCCAAACGTCCCGCGACGTGGCCCAATGGCCCAAGATTACCTACACTGACGACGATCTGTATACCTCTGGTGTTCGTTTGACCTGGAGCGGATCCGAAACTCCATCGTCAACCTCTCACCGCGTTACCGATCCGGTGTTCGGAATGTATAACGTTCCTGTCAATACTGCCATGGCATCGATGCCCGTATCTCTCAATTTGATTGAGGATAGCGCTTTCGACGTCCTGGGTATCGGGGCCGAGCTTTTCGCTGAAGCCTTTGCACTTGGCGAAAACAATGCCTTTTGGAACGGTACCGGATCAGCCGAGCCGCGCGGCTTGGTAACGTCCGTATCGAGTGACACCGATGTCGGAGCCGATGAAATCGAATACGTTGGTTCTGAGACAGCATCGGTTATTGGTGCGGCTGACATCTTCTCTTTGTGGGAGGCGTTGCCCTCACAATATGAAATGAACGCCAAATGGTACTTTGAAAAGGCTACTGAGAGCGATATCCGCCAGTTGGCCGACACGGACGGCAATTACTTTTGGCCGGTGTGGCCTCAGGTTGGCGGGTTCGGTGAACACCCCCGCGAGTTGTTAGGTTTCCCGACCTTGCGAGATGAGTTTGTTCCCTCGGTTGGTTCTGGCTTATTGCCCCTTTTCTTCGGCGACATGCGTGCCTACCTTGTTCTTGACCGTGTAGGTCTTTCAATCCAGCGCGTGAGCGAGCCTTATGTTGAATCGAATTACCTGGTTCTCCTGGGTCGTAAGCGCGTCGGCGGGCAAGTTATTGAGCCTTGGCGCATGAAAGCTCTAAAGACTCTCGCCTCCACGTAAAAGGAGTTTTAAGATGTTTATCAGAGATTTAGTACCCTTGCAACTTGCCGCCCTGAACGCTGACAGCGATGACAGCGCATCGGGCATAGCCGAGCGGGACTTAGCGAAATATATTCACGTTGGACACCGGGAAATGAAAGCTGTAGCAACCATCATACCCACTGGCGCCGACACTGATGAAACTTGCGACCTGGTTATCCAGGAGTCCAGTTCGACCGCTGACGGAGATTTTGCTGAGATTTCCGGCGCAACCTTTACGCAGGTCACTCAGGAATCAACCCCAGCCGTTGAAGAAATTCACTTCAATGCCACCAAGCGGTATATCCGAGCCGTTCCAACTCTGGCCGGAACTACTCCGACCTTCGCCATTGCGCTAAACGTCATGGCGCGGGCGCGGTCAACTACAACCTAAACGACTATCGGGAAGGGTATCTAATGCCTGCTAAAAAAACGCTTGCAATTGTGGGGTCGCACCCCGTAACCAGAAACCTTGTGCCATGGCATAAAAGCTACATGGATTTTTGGGTATTCAACGAATCCGCGGGCAATCCAAATGGATGGGTAAAAAAGTGTGATGGAGTGTTACAGCTTCACCACCCCGCTATTTGGAAAAATCCCCGCAACCACAATGACCCCAAGCATTTTGAATGGCTGCAAAAAGATCACCCTTTCCCGATATACATGCAGGAAAAATACCCAGAGGTACCTAGCTCCGTTAGGTATCCTCTGGATGAAATCATCCATGAATTATTGCCAAATTTCCGCAGAAAGCCGCGCAAGAAAAAAGGCAACAAAGAGGAAGTAATTCAATATTTCACCAGTTCCGTAGCCTATGCAATAGCCCTTGCAATCTATCAGGGATATGAGCGGATCGAGGTTTACGGCATAGAAATGATGACCGATACTGAGTACGTCATGCAGCGTGATGGCGTTGCATTATGGGCGGGCGTTGCTCTTGGGCGCGGTATTGAATTTATCGTACCGGACATTTCAACAATGTTCAACAGTTTGCTATATGGTTACGGAGGCGATATCGTGATAAATAGGCAAGAGTTCGAGAGTTCTACTCAAAAACTCAGTGACATTATCGAAGAACGCAAAAACAAGATGAATCAGGCGACGGGCAAAACCCACGCCGCGCTTGAAGCATTACAGAAAGCCGACAATCAAGACGATGCCAATAAGCGCGCAGAATTGTTCTTGAAGGCTGTCCAGGATCAAATGAACGCTGTATTGGAATTCGGCGTTATCTCCGGCGCACTCCAGGAAAACCAACGCTACCTTGAAAAGTGTGACGAAATGTACCGGGCCGTCGGTGGCGAAAAAGCAATCGAAGCAATGCAGGAACACCTAAACCAGAAGATCGAGGATAGGCAAATGGCGGTAGCTGCATAATGGCGAATGACTATTGTACTCTCGCAGCCCTGAAAGCGGCACTAGACACCACAGGCGTACAATTCGGGTCGATTGATTACGACGCCTTTTTGACCGCTTGTATCACTCGTGCCAGTCGTATGATTGATGGTGTCACGAAATGGGAGCCGGGTGCGTTCAGCGTTAGTACGGAAACCACACGCTATTTTGATGGGTCGGGCACCAGTAAGCAATCTGTTGACCCAATATGTGCAACCCCGTCAGCGTTAGCGGTTTCGGTTTCGGGTGTTATTTCATCGACCGCAGATTACACGGCCTATTCTTCCAGCGATTGGAACGTTTACCCGTACAATTCAATCGCGCAATGGCAACCAGCCTATGAAATCCACTTAGACATACTAAATGGGTCGCGTGATGTATTTTACGCATATCCCAAGTCCGTTCTGGTTACATGCAAATTTGGGTATGCAGCTTCCGATACGGATGAAGAGTGTCAGGTTGATGACGTTGTAAATGCCACAATCACGCAGGCCTCAAGGCTATTCAAGCGGGCGCAACAATCTTACCAGGACGCCGGAGCAGTCGAGGCCTTGTCGCAATTGCGGTATGTCAGGCAGCTTGACCCGGATGTAGAGCTAGTAGTGAATTATTTGACGAGGGTATTGTTTTGACCCAAGACGGTATCAAATGGCACGATAATACGCTCAGGAGAAAAATTCGTCACATTGGCGGCTACGACACCGATGATAACGAGGTCGGGCCTGTCCAGTTATTCCAGATGGTGAGTTCGACGGATAATTTAGACGAAATGGTCGGGCTGGTCGTCGCTGCGCCTGTGTTTGCCAGGATATCTGATGCGGCAATCAGGCCCGTAGCATTGGATGATTCTACGCACAGCCTGCAAACTATTTCATATGAACACCACGAAATACACGGCGGAAGTCATTATTTCGTGATAATGCACGATGACTTGAGTATAAACAATGTTTTGCAATTCACTTGGCAGATGCCAGATACGACTAAATGGATTCATTGGATTTGGAAAATATCTACCGAGAGCGAAACCCTTTGGCAGATATATGAGGGTGGCACAATAAACAATCCCCTTGCCAATGCCGTGACACCCTACAACAGTAATAGAAATTCAATCAATCTTTCTGGTACGACAATGCGGTCTGAGTTGCATAATAGCCTGGCTGCCGCCGATACTGACGTAGACATATCCGGCACAACATTGCTCGCGTCTGGTATCAGCGGGTCAGGAAGAAACGAGGGATTTGAGTTTCGCTCCAACGAATGGGTGATGAAACAGAATCAATTGTATGTATTGCGCGCTACAGCTAATGCGGCTGGATTTATTAATTTTGATATGCAATGGTACGAACACACTGACAAAGACTAATGGCTAAAACACTGACGGACGCAATAAAGAGAATACAGGCTATTGCATTGGGCCTTGGCAGCGGCAATATAAAAGCGGCTCCAAATACCCCTGTCGAGGGCATGGCGTCATTCCCATTTTGTGTAACATATCCAGCATCGGGAACGATTGGCCGTGAGGATGCAACCGGGACAAGGAACATTCATACAGTATTCTCAGAAGTTCATATAAACCCGGTCAACCTTGCGCCATCGGTCGAGCTTATGCAATCAGTATTAGAGGAATATGGGCTTGCTTTGCAACAAGCGCCAACGCTTACAGCAACCGACGACAGTATCACGGTAGACACGATTGTATACCCAATTCGATATCAGTTCGGAAATCTACAATGGGCCGGAGAGGATCATTTAGGCTTCCGGTTTGAGATCGATTTGAAAATAAGAGGCAGTTTATCAACATAGGTTAATTATGAGCGCAAAATATCACGCATTGGAATATATCGGCGACGGGTCTTTTTTGCCCGGTGTACCATCTCGCAATCTAACCGCAAACGAAGCCAAGCATTACGGACACAAGCGATTGATTGATAGCGGGCTATACAGGCCCATCGAAAAGAAAATGAACAAGCAGGCGGAAGAAAGGGAGAACAAGGCCCTCATTCCACCCGAAAAAAATAAGGAGTTGTAATCATGACAACCAGCGTAGGAATTAAAGCATTACGGAAAATACAAGGTGGAGCAGAGTCCACTGACGCCAGCGGTACGCCTGTTGCTGCAACCTGGTTATGGCGCGGCATGGGTGTAATTGACGATCAGCGAGAGGTGGTATTCGTTGACGAGGATATCGGCTATCTGTCTGGTGTGGATCGAACATATATTCCGAGACTCGCCGCTGCATTGACAATGACGGACATCGAAGCAACCTTTGAACAATTGCCGTACATCTTCGAGGCCGGAATTGAGGCCGAAGCATCTACGCAGGACGGAGCAGGGTCAGGTTATATCTACGAATACGATTTTCCAACTACCGCCCAAAACGATATCAGAACCTATACCCTGGAGGGCGGGGACAATGTAGAGTCTGAAGAAATGGAATACTCTTTCGTTCAGAATTTCAACATAACGGGCAGCGCTGGAGAGGCACTATTCGTCAATGCTGATTGGATGGGTAGGCAAGTATCTACTGCAGATTTCACTGGAGCTATCGCGATTCCCGCGGTCGAGGAAATCCTATTCTCCAAGGGAAAGCTATATATCGACCCATCGACCGACACTATAGGCACATCGTTGATATCCAATTCGTTGTTATCGATGGACTTGAGCGTAAATACCGGACTTGTCCCGGTGTTCACAGCAGAAGGTAATTTGTATTTTTCGTTCATCAAGACATCGGCCGATGAGCTTGAGGTATTGCTAGATATCACGTTTGAGCATGATAGTAATTCGCAGGCCGAAAAGGTGAATTGGCGCAACGAGAGCGCCCGAATCATTCGACTCTTGTTCGAAGGGTCGGCGCTTGGCACAACTGGAACCGATTACGGCGTCAAGTCGTTTATCATCGATCTGGCCGGAAAGTGGGAGAACTTCGAACCGCTTGACGACCAGGACGGCAATGACATCCTTACAGGGACATTCCGAGCGCGCTACAACTCTGACGCGGCTCTATTTGGCCGGATGACGGTAGTCAATGAATTGTCGGCGCTTACATAACATGAAAATAAACATCCCCAAGATTATCAGACCGATTGCACTATCTGACTACGCCGACGAAATGGGCGACGCGGTTATCTATGTTTGGGTGAACCCGTCACGGGAGCTACGTATCAAGTACGATGTTGAGCGCGAAGAGATTGACGAATTACTGACGGAGATCAAAGAACTATCCGAACAGGAAAAAAAAGAAGAACAAATCAAGTTGGTTTACGACAGTATCGCAAAATGCAACGATAGGCTTTTCGGGTGGTGGTCTGAAATACTCAGCCAGCACGACGACAAAGATACCCATTGGACAATCGAAGAAATCAAGCAAATCGTTGACATGGATACCGATCCTGGGTTCTGGCATTGGTTGCAATCTCAAGCGTTTGATCTAATAGAAAGTCATCGAAGTGCCAATAAAAAAAAATAGCGCGCGAGGCCGCTATTGTTGTAAGGGTTCAAAAGGTTGACGCCAATTCCAAGATTGCACAAATTGAATTGGCGTCAAAAATAAATAAACTTTCGGGGTTTTCGATAGCCCCATGGAATGTTAACGAGTTGCCCGATGATTGGATAGACACGTTCGAATTATATCACCGGGCGATAGCCAAAAAGCAAAAAGAAGAATCAAGAAAGGTGACGCGTGGCAAAAGAAGTTTTAGAAGTCATCATTAAAAGCACCGTAAAGGGCAAGGGGTTCTCTGATGCCGAAAAGGGCGTAGAGAATTTTGGCAACGCGTCAGAAAAGACCACAACCAAGAGCAAGAAAATGGGGACAGCACTTAAGGCGGTCGAGGGCGCTGCTATTGCCGCGGGTGTTGCATTTCTAAAGTCTATCCCCGACCTGGTTGATTACGGCCTGGAAGTTGAGCGCGCAGAAAAGGCGCTGATTGGGTATGCTGGTAGTTCGGTAGAGGCAGAACGGGCGACTGAGCTTGTGACCGATGCTGTAGACGGCTCTATTTCCAAACTTGAGGCCATGCGCACGGCTTCACGGTTCCTTTCGATGGGATTGGCGGAGAACGCAGAGGAAGCGGCTAAATTTACCGACATCGCCGTCACCCTGGGCGCGTCCATGGGCAAAGGCCCGACGCAGGCGGTTGAAGATTTCTCGCTCATGCTTGCGAATACATCAATCCCCCGCCTGGATACATTTGGCGTGAGTGCGGCCGAAGTTCGTGCCCGCATGAACGAATTGCAAAGCGAGACCGAGGGCCTAGACCGACAAACGGCATTTCTGAATGCAACAATGGAAATTGCAGGGGACAAGATGATCGCCTTGGAAGATGCAGGGTTCCAAGCTACATCTAGCATAGACCGCATGAAGGCAATTACGCAGGACGCCAAAGCGGGCCTAGCCACGTTCTTTGCTGATGGTCTGGTACCTATAATTGACGGCTTTTTTGCTGTGCGTGATGCGCTGGAAGAACATAACAATGAATTGGTAATCTCAACCGACAATTACGAAGATTACGCTAAGGTAACAGGCGCGGCTGCTGATGCAGCCAAAGTATTAGGTACGAGAACCAATATACTGACTGAAGAACAATACAACCTCGCCAAGGCCGTAGAATATGGAGATGATTTAGTCACCGGATGGGAAAGCGCGCTTGGTGACGCCAAAGAAGCAACAGACGCCCTAACCGAATCAAACACAAGTCTAAGTGTTAGTTTTTCTGAGCTTGACCAGCAACGTTTGGCGCGTGAAGCGTTGAAAGAGATAAACAAGCTATATGAGGACGGACTAATATCGGAGCAGGAATATCTTGAAGTTGCGCGAGAGTTGGCGGGTGAGGGCTTTTTGGGTTTATCCGAATCGGCAATCGAGGCCAACATAAAACTATCCGATCTAAACAGAGACTTACAGGACGGTAAAATTACACTGCAAGAATATCGTGACGAGATTGCAAACCTAAAGCGTGAAATTGATTTGCTGCCAATCGAAAAACACGTAAATATTGTGCTTGGTGTGTCTGGCGGCGGAAACGTACCCGGCTATTCAGTTACCCCTAGTTTGATTCCCGCTTCTAATTCAGCGCAAACGGCGTACACAACACAGACGCCATCCGGTTATACTGGCCCGGTATCGCGCGGCACTACCCCCAATTCTGTTGTTACAAAGTTTGTGCCATCCAGCAATATACGTCACGGCGGCGGTCAGGTATCCGCCGGATCTCCCTATCTTGTGCGTCCAAGCGATGAGGTGTTTGTCCCAGATCGCAGCGGAACGGTATTGCCGTCTAATAGTGGGGCAGGCATGACATTTGTGTACTCACCCATGATATCGTTAGCTAATCGTGACGAGGTTGAGCGCGTAATCATGCCAATGATCGAAAAGGGCATACGGGATCAAAGTATGGTGAGGGCGTCATAATGGGTATACTGAGTTGGGAGTTTGATTTTGATTGGGACGGTGACGAGACATACGAGTCCGATGAAGCCGATTATGTGGTGGACTTCTACTGTCGAAGGGGAAGGGAATATTACCTTTATGAGGATGGCGCCGGATTCAATCGCCAGTTAACCGGAAAAGCATACATCACCCTTGATAACAGTGATGGAAGATTTGACCCCTTTAACACAGGGTCGGCTATTTATCCCAACGTAGAGCCGGGCAAATTTGCCAGAGTGCGGGTTACTGAGGTAGCCGGATCAACCGATCCATACGACGTATTCGCCGGAAAGATCGCCGACATAAAGCCCGTTTCTGGCGGTCAGGATCATGTCAGAATAATCCTACATGACGGTTGGCAATGGCTGAGAGATCAAACGGTAAACGTCGCTATCTCAACGGGCGTTGCCTTTGATGACATTGCGCCCGATGTGCTGTCAGATGTTGACTGGCCGACGATTTGGGGCAGCGATATCGGCGCGGGTGTGGATACCTACGGCTATTGGTGGGCCGATGATATCAGCGCTGCTAAGGCGCTGGCAGATGTGGCCGAGGCGGAATTAGGATATCTTACCGTCATGGCCGATGGTAGTTTACAGTTCAGGAGCAGACACCGGGCAGATACGGCCATACAAAATATCGATCAATCGGAAATGCTCAGGGAAATCAATACCCTGATGCCGTGGGAGAGCGTAAGGAATATAGCCCGTGTGAAGGTTTATCCGCGCGTAGTCCAATCATCTACCGATATTTGGCAATTGGAAGATACTCCGCTCATCGCCGCGGGCGCAACGTTTGAGTATTGGGCCAGTTTCCAGTACAACAATCGCCCCGTTCCGGCTATCAATGTCATCACCCCCACCACTGATGATTTCTCGGCCAATTCGCAGGCAGACGGCGGCGGCATTGATTATACAACCGACTTTACAATCGATGCACCCACGGTATTTGGTGAGACCGCCAAAGTGACTGGAACAAATAGCGGGGCTAATTCTGCTTATATTACGCTTTTGAAGGTGCGCGGTGATGCCGTAGACGCCCCCAATGTAACAACGCTGGTAGAAGATAACAGCGGAACGGATCAGCCGAGAACATTTACCCTAGATTTGATCTGGCAGCAAGATATCAATAACGGCGTTCAATTCTCGCTATTTCTGGCCGACTTCTTATCAACGGTTCGGGCCATCCCGCGCTTTATGCTGGAAGATCAGCCGAGCAAGCAATTTGCAGTAGATTTGCAAGATAGGGTAACGCTTGATATCGCCAAACTAGGCATATCAAGCGAAAACTATCGGGTTGGATATATAGAACATCAATGGACAGGGCCAACAGGCCAGGCAGTACGGACAACGATTTATACTGAACCGCACATAACATTTTCAAATTTTTACTGGATATTCCCTGCAAGAATTGGCGAAACCACGGTATTTGCACTATAGAGGCATTTATGAGCGAGATCATAACTGGTAAAACAATAGCCCGGAGAGATGGATTTGCAACCCACGGCGAACGCATCGCTTCGAGATACAAAGATATAAAGATGCGATTTCGTGGCCTTGAATGGAAATACGACGAGGCCGTCGCTGGTGATCCGGTTTTCGCTCTCATTGACTTTGGGCGATGGTCGGCAAGGTGCGAGTGTGGCGGTAGCGAATACGTCGATCCTGATGAACCGGTGTTTTACTGTTTCTCGTGCGGGAACGTAGACAACGGCGGGGCATTGCGTCCGGTCAAATTTCCTAGCGCAAGCCGACGCGCAACTATTGAGCAATTGGTATTAGATCGTCCAGTAGACGATAGGGTCGGCATGACGAAAGACCAGAAAGCATTTCTGGCAAAGCCGCTTGTCCAGGTCAATAAAAAAGGTCTACTACTTCCGCTATCCCGCTCATGGACACCGGATGAATCCATTAGCGACCTAAGAATACAAAACAAGGCAATAGATAAATGGAAGTTAGAAAAGGACGGTAAATAATGGCTTATACAGCAGTTCCTACCGTCAATACTGGTGACACGTGGACAGCGGCCAATCACAATACATACATACGTGATAATTTTGCGGCTGGTGTACCTGATATATTTACCACGGCTGGCGATATTGCCTACGCGACCGCCGCCGATGTTGCCGCACGCCTGGCTATTGGGTCGGCTGGTCAACTATTGAAAACTAATCCCGGTGCAACCGCCCCGTTTTGGGATGATCCAATATACATTGTCGAGGTAGAAGTATTTGCGCACGATGTTGCCGTTGCTACTGGAAATGGACAAGCCCAATGGATTGTGCCTAGTTCGATCAATGGGTATGACCTTACAGGAATAGAGGCCGGGGTTCACACAGCCTCATCAAGTGGCGTAGTCACGGTGCAAATACATAACCTAACCGATACTGTTGACATGCTATCCACGGCCATCACAGTCGATGCAAATGAGTATAGTAGCAATACTGCTGCGACGCCCCCAGTAATCGACACCGATAACGACGATGTTGTCACAGATGACAGAATTCGAATTGATGTAGATGGCGCTGGTACAGGAACAAAAGGCTTGAAAGTTACGTTTACCTGGGAGAAACCATAATGCCGATCACATTTACCGGTAGGCCAACTGCTGAAAGCGATGATGGGTTCTTTCTTGGAACTATATATATATCTACGTTTGGGTATATTATGTTCGGGATAGATACAGCATCTACAGTAAAAAATGCTTGGGTGCGTGTTGATAATGTAAATATCCCACGAGGCGCTCAAATTGTATCCGCGAAACTTAGCGGTACTGCTTGGCAACCAGATACAGACCTGTATGATATTAATGTATATATGAATGATGCCGACGATGCCGTTGCACCCACAGACTACACCGATTATGCTGGAAAGGCGAAAACAACCGCATTTTCAAACTGGAACGACACAATTGCTTGGGACACAGTAACAACGTATGAAACTCCAGATTTCAGCGAAGCCGTTCAGGAAGTAATCAATAGAGCTGGTTGGGCGTCTGGCAATGCTATGATGGTATTCCTTGAAAACAACGTCGGCTTCGACGACGTTAGAACATTTTTATCGTTAGAATCAGGTGCTACTTTGTCAGCATTGTTTACTGTAAATTATAGACTTGGTGGAAGCGTAAGGATGTTTGGAGTAAAATGAAATCAGTGGCTATTGTTGGTGCTCATCCAATATTGAAAAACTTCGTTCCTTGGGATAGAGATGATCTTGATTTCTGGCTAGTGAATGAGTCGGCAAGTCAAGGATGGCCTGAAAAAGTTGACGCTTTGTTTCAAATGCACTTGCCGCCCATATGGAGAAACAAGGAAAACATTAGCGACCCTGGTCATTATGACTGGCTTAGAAAAACTCATGATTTTCATATTTATATGCAAGACCAATATGATGATGTGCCTTCCAGCGTTGCATATCCCATTGACGAAGTAAGCATAAAGCTGCTTAGTAATATCGTCCGCGGAGACGGCCAGAACCACGTTCGATATTTTACTAGTTCGATTGCGTATATGTTGGCTATGGCAATTTACCAAGAGCGGCCCGGAATTGAATTGTATGGAATACAAATGTCGTCTGATACTGAATATTTTGGACAGCGAGAATGCGTTATGTTTTGGGCTGGTGTCGCAGCAGGTAAAGATATAAAGTTTTGTGTTCAGGAAACATCACCGTTGTTTAACGGATTGCTGTACGGATACGATGGAGGCGTTGTGATCGAGAGAACAGAATTCGAATTTGCATATGCAAAATTAAGCGAAGACCTTAGTAATGCTAGGGATGAAATGAGTAAAGCTAGTGGCACAGTTGAGGCGTCAATGAGACATATTGACGAATCTGTCACTGAAAAAGATAGAGAAGAACGCTCTGTTCTCTATTGGGAAGCGCTCAAAAAATTTCAAAGTTCCATAGCTAAATACAGTGCAATTGAAGGCGCGCTAAAGCAGAATGAATTCTATATGAGGCGATGCGATGATATGATCCAGGCTGCTGGAGGTAGCAAAGCAGTCGAGCCAATGCTTGAACACTGCAAAAAGGAAATGCAAAATGGCTGACTTAGAACTCAAAAGAGGCGATGACAGAACTATACAACTAACTTATAAAGACAGTGACGGTAATGCAATCGACATTACCGGATACACGGTATTTTTTACCGTTAAAAGTGCAATAGACAACGATACAACCGACGCTAATGCTATTATAAGTAAAACTATTACATCTCATTCAGATCCGACAAATGGTATAACCAACATTGCCCTTACAGCAAGCGACACGAACGTCACTCCGGGCATATATACCGCAGATATACAAATCAAGACGGGGGGAGGGTCTATTTCATCGTCTGATAGATTTTCGGTTTCAATAACTGGTGACGTGACTAGGAGAACCACATGATAGGAGAACCACATGAGCGATATAAATCTATCAGTAGATGATAACTCAATTACTCTGATTACTGGGGCCGGACAAGCAGGATTGCAGGGTGATACTGGCGCAGCTGGAGATACGGGTGCCACTGGTGCCCAAGGTGACACAGGTGCCACAGGTGCTAAAGGTGATACGGGTTCTCAAGGTACTCAGGGTGATACTGGTGCCACCGGCGACCAAGGCGATACTGGAACTCAGGGCG